TCGTCGCTATCGTAGTCCTCGGGGGCGTAATCGTCCTCGACCTGCTCGACGGGCTCGTAACGCGTCGGAGCCTTGGATACGCGTCCGGAACGCGTGCGTGTGGCCGGGGCCTCCGGCTCACTGGCCGTGGGATTTGACTGGTCGGTCTCGCAATTCTGGGGCATTTTCTGGGTAATCCACAATCGATTCGTTTAAGTACTTGGGGAAGAAGTAAATCCCTCTGCTGAGAGCATTCTGATTGATTATGAATTCTCCTTCATAACCGAGTTCATCGGCGATGCGATTGATCTCCTCGGCGTGCTGCGCGTCGTCGGCGCGGCGAAGCCCAAGTCCTATGTCCCGGACGTTTTCGACCGCGCCGTACAAAGCCCCGGCCGCCTCCTCAAGTTCGGACGTCGAAACCAATCGTTCGAACGTGTGGACGTTGGTCTGGAACCGCTCCCAACTCTCCGGATCGAGGCCCGAGAAGGGATGAACCTTCGCCTCGTACTTTTTGAATCTGACACCCTGACCCATTGGGAAAAATATCCATAACAAAGCCAGAAGAAGGACTACCCACAACAGCAACATCTTCGAGTTGCTCTACTATTGATGGAGGAAGAATAAGTTTGGGACCTTGAAACTCGCGACACTCTTCATCGAGGCACTTTTGTGAGATCCGTCCTGAATGAATCGAAAACCAGACGTGATTCGAATTGTGCTCGCGCTTGATGTTCGCGCACCACTTCGAGTCGGTCTGGGCGAACCATCCGTCGTGCGCGTTTCTCTGGACCTTTTTGATACGGGCGCGCCCCTGGCCTTCGAGATATCTTTGAGTGAATTTCTCGAGTAAATCTGTATTTTGAAGAAGTTCGGCCGGGTGAGTATTTTCGTCCGTTCGGACCGCAAATAGAGCGAGCGTCTCGACATTCGGCGCCTTGGAAAACTCGTGACCGTCCAGGTCGCGCCATGGGATGTAAGGATCGCCCGCGGGCTTCTTGTGGGACCAGAGCATACGGAGACCCGAGCCGCCATAGACGGACGCATCGATCACTTGGTCCCATGGTCCATCCCCGAGACTCGTTATGATTTTTGATCTCAAATTAAGAGCCTCGGTCCGGGTCACGATGAGATCCGGCCAATGGATATGGACCCCAGATTTCAAAAGGCCCTCACCGATCGGTCGGACCCTGGCACGGGCTATGACGCACCGACCAGGTACGGCTCCTTGAATTATAGAACAAAATTGCAAAAGTTCAGAATCATCCAATTTCTCCGGGGCCTTGTAGTCAAAGTCCACGAAGAACTTGAAGAGTTCCGTCTTTTGCTCGACGACGTACAATTTAGTTCCAGAATTCACGAGAGAAATGCATGTCTCGTAAAATTGGAGAGTCTCTTCGGGTGGGACGGAGAGGATCCCACCGTCCATGAGGACGTGGGTCCCGGGCCCGTTAGGCACCCGCCATTTTTCCATTAATCTAATTGAGGCCCAGATCTTAAAGTAGCCCGCAGCATCTAGGTTTCGAGACGGCGTAAATCTCCTCGGCGATCAGGTGGACGAGCCCCTCACTCATCAAACCCTTGAGCTGACGGATCACGTCCGGATCGAGGACCGGCTCGCTCACACGCACAATCTCACCAAGGACATAAAGGGACTTGGGGTGATCCGTACCCGTCAAGTATGTAATTTGTCTTATAATATCTATGGCCGTCGCATTTTGTGACACGTTCTTGAGGACCGTCTTAACGATTACCACTGGGTCCATTTATATTACTCAACATCTTCATCTGAAGAGTCGACTGTCAGCCAAGCCCAAAAGGGCTTGGGGCGCTTCTGACGCGGTGGCTCCTCCGCCTTGACCGCCTCCGGCGCCTCGGGCTCCGCCTTGACCGCTTCGGCTTCCTGTTCGAGACGCTCAATTTCATAAAGCAATTTACGCATCGTCATGTCCTGTGCGAGCTTCTGTGGATCGGACCCGTCCTTGAGGAGGGCTGCGAGTTCCGTCGCAAACTCCAATTTGGATTTAGTCATCTCTGGTAAGTTCGTAGAACTTATTTATCTCTCTACCGCCGCGTCACAGCCGCTGCGCGACTGGTCCGTCAACAACGCAAATTGAACGGCGTCTTGTGAGACGACCCGAGAGCCTGGAGAAATTCAGGGTTCCCGATGACGTGCTGACGAATCATGGGCCAGAGATTGGGCCTGCGGCTAATCTCGGCCAGGTTCTCGAATTTACAATCGTCATTTTCATCGTAATTCTTGCGGAACGGAACCTGGGAACACTCCATCTTCTCCTTTTCGTCTGTGAACCGCCGGACGATGTGCCGGTGTTCTATAGACGTCATGGGAAGGTCGAATACGTACACGTGGTAGTGATTTATCACGTCGACGCCATCTTCAATATCCCTGGGTTCGGGAGTGTCCGTCGAAAACTTGAAGTAGGTATAGGTACCGCGCTTCAGGTTTATGACACCACGTGTTTCTTCTTCGAGCTCTCGAACCGCACACCGAAGTGGGTTATAGACCTCGCGTCGGCGACACCCGCCGGTCACAAAAGTCCACTCTTTGTACCGCCTGTCATGGACGATCAAAAAGTGCTGGACGTCATTCACTACGCTTACGGGGATTGCTATCGCTTTGTGCCTCTCGCGAGTCCCTCGAGGACTCGTCATGGACCTCTACTGATGTTTCTGGACCAAAAAATTTACCGAGATTTCCCGTGCGTGGATTGTACGAAACCAGAAAGACGAGACCGAGCAAGAGGAGCCAGTGCCACAATTGCATTTTAGAATTGATAAGGAACTTAATTCGCGTACAGCAGCGAGCCGAGGCCGTTCTGGATTCTCAGCACGTTGTAGTTGACGGCGTACAGGTAGTTGGTCGGGTAGTTGATGACCGGGGCCAGGTTGGACAGACCGCCCGTCAGAGCCGGGGGCACGACGATGCGGAACGTATCGAGGCGGGAGAAGTTGAGCGTACCGGTCGGCTGGAGCTTGGCCGTGTCGAGGCAGTACGAGATGATCGCGACGTTCGCCGTACCCAGACCCGCGGTCGTGGTATTGGGAGCCAGGTAACCCCACTGGGTGTTGTAGTACTGGGGCACGTCGATCCAGTGGGTCAGGTGGCGGGCCTCACCAACGTCCACGCCGTTCACCTGAGTCTTCAGGGTCGTTTCGACGGCGCCGGCCGAGCCCTTGGCGTACAGCTGGTTGTAGTTGATGCACGGGAAGGCGATGAACTTGACGGGCTGGGCCAGAGCCAGCTCCTGAGTCGGGGCGGTGCCCATCAGGACACGCTGGACCTGGGTCACCAGCAGGTCGTGGCTCGTCTTGGCAAACCAGTCGCGCTCACCCTGATCCAGGTACGTGAAGTTGGCCCAGCAGATGTACTGCAGGCTGGAGTAGGCCGGGCTGCCCGCCGGGATACCGGTAGGCATACCGGACGTGCTTGCCAGGTTCGTCGACCACGTGATCCGGAGCTCGACGTCGTGGAACTGCAGAGCCACCAGGGGCAGTGCGACCGCCCAGTCCTTGCAGAAGAAGAACTTCAGAGGCAGGAAAGAAGCCTTCTGGTTATTAATGGTCGTGCTGGTCGTATTCAGGTAACGCTGGGACCAGTTCTGGGCGCCGGTCACGGGCTCGATGTCGGTCATGTACTCGATGTCCTGCGTGTCAACAATCTGGCCGCCGATGTACAGATCGATCTTGTCAATCACGTTCGACCAGTTCAGACCAGCGATGCCGGAGCCGTTGGAGTCGCGCGCCGTCAGGTACACGTACGTCAGCAGGTCGCCCTTCTTCTCGATACGGATCGTCGAGATGCCACCGGCGATGGGGGTGCCCTGGATCACCTGGCGCTCGACCGAGTTGGCGAAGTGCGTGTAGCGCTTGTAATTCGAACGGTAAAAAGAAACTTCGGGCTTGCCGGTCAGCCACGCGTCCTGAGGTCCGGTTGCGACGAGCTGAACGATACCACCGCTCATTTTATAATGTGTCTAGATTTTTTTAAACAACCTTAAGGGGCGGCAACGCGATCGGATTTTTCTCGAGCTGCTGGATGGCAATGTCAAGTGCGGCCGATCGGGCCAATGGATTGAACCCATCAGCCTTGTGCTCGTTAAGAGGATCGTCGTACTGCGGCGCTTTGTACCCGTTGCTATTGTTTGCGCCGGTCGGGCCCATAGGGCCGGGTGCGACGCTCTTGGACTCGGGGCGAAGATTCGTCGCCGCGCCAACCTGGTTGACGGGGTCGTTGCGAACGTTCATGGAGCCGGCGTTTCCGGCCCGATCCTCCTGCGAACGATAACCGGTCGCGCGCGTCAAGGATTTGTCGGTATAGGCCGTCGTGCCCGATGCATACGGCTGGTACACATTGTACTGCGGCGGGCCGTCCGCGAGAGTATCGGCTCGCAGACCCGTCTCTTGGCGGATCGTCGTGCGCCGGGTCTTGAGGAAATCAGGGCGACCCTCGGCGCCCTTAATGGCGCCACCCTGACCCTGGCCGCCGCCCTGAGCCGGCTCGCGCATCCAGGTCTTCGTCTCCTTTGCCTCCTTGGTGATGGAACCGATGAGAGGCAGACCAGACTTGACGACGGGATTCGGCGGGCCGTCGCGGCCCTCGATCGACGTGAGCTTCTCTTCGTTGATGTTGGTAGGCAACGCCCGGAAGTAATCGTGGAAGCCACCGCCGGCCGCGACGTTCGGGCCGAGGCCGAGACCAGGACCGACGTTCTTCGGCTGCTCGAGCGGCGACAGATTGTTCATCTTGTTCGTGATGTACTCGCGGTTCACCATGTCATAGACGGGCTGGCCATACGGAAAACGGGTGGCCGTCTTGGAGACGTCCTGGAGATTCCGGACGGCGTCCTTGGGGCGGAGACGCCAATCACCGATCCGACGACCCAGATTGGGAGTCGTCACGGCCAAGTCAAAGGCGTCCGCGGCGTGATCGGCCGGATGCGCCATGAGATCGATGTCTCGGCGTGTAATTGGCGGAACTGGTTTCGTGGTTGCTGACAGAGTCGCCCGCGCGGACTCGTCTGAGTTCTCGCTGAGGCGCTTACCGGCAAACACAAGACCGACAACGGCTGCTAGGGCCAATGGGTCCATATTATCATTTACTTAGAAAAATAACGCTGGACGAAACGAGTATTCTGCTGATCGGCGAAAGTGCTGATCGGGTCCCAGGACAGCACGCGCAGCGGTAGCTTCACGTAAGAGTTCGGGAAATCGTATGGCTGCTCGGACCAGCCCTTCTTCCAGGCCGTCGTCGGCTCCTCACGGAGCATGCTCTCAACCTGGACCTGATCCTCGAGCACGACTTGCGCGGGACCGATCCAAACGTTTTGCTGGAGAATGTTCTTGCTGGTGTCCTGGCGGCCAGCCATTATTAGTTTAGGCACATTTTTATTTACTGCCCGCTCCATAACCACCGCCGTTTCCGCCGCGCAGTTGCGTCGTCTCGGGGAAGGACGAGTAGAACCGATCCGGGTCGCACGCCGCCCCGCCCTGGTCGTGACATTTGGGCGCGAACGGCTTACCGTAAGCGGCCTGTGCGAACCCCGCCTGATCGTTCGGGATCGTCGTAGACGCGACGGTGTAGAAGTTGCGCTCGGCATCGCGCTGACGCTCGTACGGGTGAATACGGCTCCAGACCGACTGGACCTGGGTGCGCATGCTGGGGTACCACGCCGCCGCCGGGCGGTCTGGCTTGTCGACGTAGTCCGTCATGAGAACGTTCCCCATGGGGTTGTCGAGCGTCGGGAGTGTGACGGGTTCACGGAGAGGGCCTGGGATGCGCGCGTCGCCCTGAGCTGGGCGGAGCTTGCCGTCAGAAATCATGCGGGAAACGTACATGTAATAAAGGATCGCGAGGACCAGAACGCCCAGGGCGAACACACGCGGATCCCGGTTGATAAGGTACACGACGCACGTGCTGTAAATGACGAAGCGAGTCGTGGCTGAGACTCGTTCGCGGGCCGACTGCTTGGCGGTCGGCCAAAACTCGAGGAGCTTGTCGGTTTGAAACACCTCCCGAGGATTCATTCTATTACTTACTTAGATGATTTTTTCTTGCGTTGACGGGGCTGTGGCCCGCCGCCCCCACCGCCCATGAGCGCCGCCAGAGGGTTGGCACCACCGCCACCACCCATGAGCGCCGCCAAAGGGTTGCCACCGCCTCCCGAGCCGAGCATCTGGGCCAGCATGTTATTCATACCGGCCATGAGAGCCGCCTCATTAGGAGCCTCGCCGCCCTGGAAGTTCTTCGCGCACTTCTCGGCTGCTGACTCGATCATGGCGAGCGTCTCGGGTGGGAACATACTCATGGTCGTCGCGATCATGTACAGGGAGTGCAGGTACTGCCAGATGGCGTTCTTGGTGTTCTCGGTACACTCGGCCGTCTTCCAGATCGCGATCAGATTGAGCTTCCGGGCAAACTTGTTCTCGTCGCAAAAGAACGCCTCGTCCTTCTGCATCATCTGGGATCCCCATGGGTTGATGCATTTCATGAAGTCGTCCTTGGTCCAGGGGTTCGCCTTTGCGTCCTGGAATGCCTTTTCATCGGGGAACACCTGAATGAGTTCGTCGATGAACTGACCCATCATCTCGTTGAATGCAGCGAGAGTCGTCATTTAGTATTTTATTGGACGAAAATCCTTAAGTTAAAAAGGCGCCTTGACTGTGGGATCTTGTGAATATCCCTGGCCCTGGCTCACGATGAAGTACACGAGGAGGCCGACAAGGAAGGCTGGCTTGACGAGATCAGAGTTTTTGAGCTTTTGTTCGCCGTTCATCTTGGCCCGGCCGTACACGTACGCCATGGTGATTCCGGCTGCGATCACGGCTGCGCTGAACGGCTCACGGAGGTGCTGTTCCATTAATTATTGCCAAGTTTTTTACGGGCCTACTTTTCACGTGCATCGTCGAACAGGTTCTGTTCCGGAATTCTGGGCGGTTGCAAAGACGGCGTCACTGCGACCGTCTTTGTGCCTCCTGGGGTCGAGCCCATCTCCATACCGCCCGGGGTTCCTGCCGTCTCCGACTCGCCCGTATTCATCGGCACGCCATCCACCTCAGCGTTCTCGTTCATGGGCTCGGGCATGGGCTCGGGCATGGGCTCGGGCCCGGGCTCCTCGGCTGGGTCCTCGTTCATGAGGTCAGCGTCCTCGTCATCACCGTCGAGGTTCATATTGTCCCCCATTGGAAGGTAGGCGTCTAGAATGTCGGCCGTCGGGATCAGACTATCGATGACCTTTCTAATTTTGACACAAAATCTCTCGTGAAGTTGCTCCATGCGAGTGTCTTCGTTGATCGACGCGTTGATGATGACGTCCGGGCGCTTGTAGATGTCCTCGGCGCAGGCCTCGTAGCACCGCTGGACGAAAACCTCGGTCGCCGGAAGCTTTATGCAAATCTTCTTGGACTTTTTGTCGGTCCGGATCGAGCTCAGAATCTTGACGTGCGTCACGAACACGGCCGCCAGGAGTTTGGGGAAGAGCGACTCGTTCTTGATGATGGCCTCTGAATTCTTGAGAGAAATTGAAGAATTCCACGTCTTAATTTCACGAAGAAGTTCATCGAACACCTGCGGGGTTCCCTTGCCCTGGGACTGCTTCTTGGCCTCTAGCCAAATCTCCCAGAACGTCTCGACCATATGGGGGATCATCGCATCGCATAGCTTATTGGTGAATCGGCGCTCGGACTCGTTGAGAAGGTCCATTCTTAGTAAGTCCACAGGACTTATTTTCGCTTTGTCACACGCAACTTCTGGGCCGTCTTCTGGAGATTGACGAGCCCAGGAAGGATATCAACAGGCATCTCCTCCCCTGTTTCTTCAATTTGTGTCGGAAATTTAGTCCACCAGACCTTGAGGCTGA